TGCTCTCTGTGCTGCGTCACGATACTGTGTCGTACTCTGCTTCCAATTCTGGCGGTAATTCGCCAAGTCGTTGAATCGTTCTGTTAATTCCTGAGAGCTGCGCGATCATTTGTTCTGGCGTTAGCTGGTCGAGCTTTACACCGAGAATCGCGATCGGTTCGCCTGTGACAACTCGCTCAATTTGCAGCGCCATTTGCATCGTTTGCTGAGCGTCTTTGACTGTTTGCGGAATCAGCTGAAGCCACTTTCGAAGTTCTGGTAGCGGGATTTCTTGTACGTCGCCGTTGTCGTTAAACCTTGTTTGCACTTCGGCGACAATTTTTTCCATCGTCATCAGGAGTCGTGTGCTCGCGATACTCAAACGAATGGCGTTTCCTCGCGAGAGCTTCGCGCCTTGAGCTTCTGATTTGCGGGCTTCCAGCGCATCCTTTCTCGCTTCGAGCCGCACTTCTTCTTCGAGCCGCGCCTGTTCTTCGACTGCTTTCAGTCTTGCAGCGCGAACTACATTCTCCTCTTCTTGCAGAACTTCGACGATGGGCTTCGCCCACGGGAGTCCTCGCCAGCCCTTTTCGTACGCGCTCTTGGCAAGTGTGTCTGTGCACTTGGCGTGCTTTGCTGCTTTCGAATAGATGGGGCCTTCTGACCGAAAGAAGTCCAGAAGCGTGTCGTAAAGTTCTTTTGTGTACTGCGACCTTGGCATGCTACGTTGCAGTCTATGACAACTGGGAGGTATCCACACCCTAAACACGAAAAAATCGACGAAGATGTCGTAAAGACTGAGCTATCGGCCAGTCTACAAAACTACCATGCGCTCCGTGTTTCCGCAGCACGCCGCTCGATCGACGAGTTCATTGAGCTGGTCGGTTTGGACGAGCGTTCGGGAAAGCCCGTTGTTCAGTCGAACACACACCTGGCGTTTCAACGTTTCGCGACAGAGCACAAGAAGCTCGTGCTCTGGAGCCACATCGAAAGTGGGAAAACGAACGCGTTTTCTGTGTTTCGCATCCTGTGGCGCTTAGGCAGAAATCCGAACCTGCGCATCGCTATCGTGAGCAACACTGCAGGCCAAGCGAAGAAACCGTTACGTGCCATCCAGCAATACATCGAGAAGGCAATGCGCGGGGACTCTGTTCTTGCTGAGATTTTTCCGAATCTGAAGCCCGGCAGAACTTGGAGCGAGTTCGCCTTGAGTGTGGAACGCACAGACGGAACGCCGAGTAAGGACTACTCCGTTCAAGCTGTCGGTGTGCACGGAAACGTTCTCGGTGCTCGCTTTGACGAAGTGATTCTGGACGACATTCTCGACTACGAAAACACTCGAACACCGCATGCTCGCGACGAATTACACGAGTGGTACAACGCGACGATTGCTGGTCGTTTGACCGCCAACAGCGCCGTGCGCTTTATCGGTACTGCGTGGCATCCAGACGACATCATGCATCGCATGGCGGCAACGCCTGGGTTTTTTTCTGTGTCGTTCCCTGTGCTCACTGAGGACGGGCAGAGTTCTTGGCCGGAGCGCTGGCCGCTAGCTCGTATCGAAGAAGCTCGCGTTGTAATGGGAACTCGCGAATTTTCTCGTCAGCTCATGTGTGTGGCGCGCGATGAAGAGGGCTCACGCTTTGCGACGGAGTGGATTCGCCGCGCACTAGAACTTGGCGACGGCCGCTCGATGCCTGGGTATTTGAATTTCGTGCCTCCTGGTTACGCAACATACACAGGCGTTGACCTCGCAACAGGCAAGAAAAAAGGCAGCAAGAACCACAAAACCGTGCTCTTCACTGTCGCCGTTCACCCTGACGAGTCGCGAGAAGTTTTGTGCGTCGAGGGCGGTAACTGGACCGGTCCTGAAATTCTGCAGCGCATTGTTGATACGCACCGCAGATACCAGTCAATCATCTTCGTTGAAGACAACGCTGCGCAAGAGTTCATCGTTCAGTTTACGAAGAATTCCACTGCTGTACCTGTTAAGCCGTTCAACACAGGCAAGAACAAGTACGACCCGTCATTTGGTGTTGAGTCGCTCGCTGTTGAACTTGAGAACGGGAAGTGGATTATTCCATCCTCAGAGGGCCGCCCGTTAACGCAGGATGTTCAGGAATGGATTGACGGCATGTTGAACTACGTGCCGGGAACGCACACTTCCGACTATCTCATGGCGTCTTGGATTGCGCGCGAGGGTATTCGGTTAAGCGCTAAACGTTCGCGTTCAAAAGCCCAAACAGGCCAGGTTTCGTTTCTGCTGAACAGGTGATGGTATGTTGACGAAATGTGTTCACACATTTTCACCTGTTCCATGGTTGTTTCCGTCATCACTTTGCGGCGAGGCTGCGATGGCTGTGCTTGTCGAATTCAGCGACGAATGCGACGTGAGGAGCGTTCGACTTACAACAAAGGGAATTCGAGTTACGTTCTTTGCACCTTATCACGAGCACGATAGGCTGCTGGAAAGGCTCCAAGTGTGTGTTCAGAAACGAATTAGCGATGCGTATGCAGTCGTTAACGGAGTAAACAATGTCAGTTAAATTCGACGGAACTGCTGCGCGCGGCGCAATGAGTGACTTGGTGGGCGGCATGCAGCGAACACAGATGTTCACTGCGCGCCAGCAACGTTTGAACTCTTTGTATTCGTTCTTTCGTTGCGACCACTACAGCACGTGCACTGTCTCGTGGGACGGTTCTGCCGTGCAGCCTGACGACATGTCCGCACAGATTTCGATTCAGGGGTACACGCCACCCGGATTCGAAAATGTGACAGAGCAAACGCTTCCGCTGCGTTACCGCAAACCGACAGCTCCGTATCATTTGGGGCGCGTGATCGTTGAACGCTTCACGAGTTTGCTTTTCTCGCAGCGCAGGCACCCGAAAATTGACGTTCCTGGTGATCAGGAAACAGAGGATTTTTTGGAGGCTGTTGCTGAAGTCGGAAGTTTGTGGGCGCGATTGATTGTCGCGCGTAATTACGGCGGATCGATGGGCTCTGTTGGTTTGGGGTTCAAACTGCTGAATGGTGTGCCGGTTTTTGAAGTGTTCGACCCGCGTTTCAGCACGCCAGAATTCACAGACCCGATCGATCAAGAAGTCGAACGTTTTGTGTTTGAGTTTCCGTTTTCAGAGTTCTCCTACAACAAAAAAGGGGAGCAAATTGAGCACCGGTACTTCTACCGGCGCGAAGTTGACGCGGTTAGTGATCGGATTTGGCGAAAACTACCTGAAGACCAGAACCCCGAAGAAGTGCCGCCTAGTGTCGCGGTTCAACACAATCTCGGGTTTTGCCCTGTCGTTTGGATTCAAAACCAAGAAGTACAGGGAGAGATTGACGGCGACTGCGACTTGCACGGTTGCCACGAAATGATCCGCGCAATGGACGCTCTGATTTCTCAGGCAAACCGAGGCATTCTCGCGAACTGCGACCCGACGCTTCTCGTTGTTTCAGAGGACGATCTTTCAGATATTCAGAAAGGCTCTGGCGTTGCCATCAAGCTCAACAACGGCACTGCGCAGTACATGGAGATTAATGGGCAGGGTCCACGATCCGCGCTTGAGCTGGCAGACCGTTTCGAGAAATTGATTTGTAGAACGGCGCGTGTCGTGCTCGATCAGTCGTCGTCTGTAACGAAAACAGCAACGGAGATTGACCGAGATTATTCGAGCATGCTGGAAAAGGCCGACGTTCTTCGTGAGCAGTACGGAGAGCGCGGCGTTAAGAAGTTGCTGCGGATTGTTCTTCGTGTTTGCAAAGCAGCACTTATTCCGCGGCGGCTTCCTGACGGTACTCTTGGAGTGCCGCGACTGGCGCTTCCGCCGAAGGTCATCACTGACCCGAAGACCGGAGCTGTGTCTTTTCAAGAGCGCAAAATGGGCGGCTCTGACGTGATTAACCTGCAATGGGGGCCGTACTTCCAACCGACGCTCGACGACGCAAACAAGGCAGTGCAGGCAGCGACGCTCGCGAAAGAAAAGGGTGTCGTTGGTCCAGAAGCAGCTGTTCGTTTTGTGGCTCCGTACTTTGGGATTCAGGATGTTCCGGCAGAGCTGCACAAGATCACAACAGCACAAGAAGAAGAACTGAAGAAGCTGCAAGACATGGCAGCGCAGCAAATGGCGCAAGAGGGTGGTGGCGGTGAAGCTCCTGCTGGAGAAGAGCCGGAAGCTGGCGCTGACGAAGGCGAAGTAGGTGACGAGGAGCCGGACGATCTTCAAGACGAAGAAGATATGACGGAACTCGAAAACGATCTTGGCGACGAGGAACCATGAGCACGCGTATGTACATCAACGGCCGTGCTGTGTACGTGTCAGCAGGAAAAGCACGGGTACAAGCTCCTGCCGTTGACGCGTTCGCCGTTACGAAAGGTAACGAAGACGCGTTGCCGAAACCGCCGCCCCCACCAGACCCGACAACGTTTTGGGAGGACGTGCGCTACGGTGTGCGCTTTCGTTTTGTGGATGTGTTGCAACCTGCTGACGCGTGGGTTTCAGCGAGCACAGTTCAGTATTGGTATTCGCTCAGCTACGACATGCTGATGGACTGTGTGAAGCGCGGTCTTGTTGACTGCGTGATCGACAAAGCAACGAAAGCGCGCCGCTTTCGCGTGCTCGACCCGCGCACGTTAACGGATGACAAAGTTGCTCGCGCAGCGAAGCGGAAAAAATAATGCTGCGCATTGCCCTCGAATTTGACGGCGTTGTTGTTGAACCGCCGTTGTTATTCAGCGACACAGCAACGCCGCTGCAGTTTATTCCGGGCGCAAAGCAGGGGCTTTTTTGCCTGCGCCGCGCTGGGCACATTTTGCTTTTGTACTCAATGAGAGCGAACCGTGCGTTGCGCGAAGACAGGCTACTCGACCCGTTGGTGCAAACGGGCACTATTCGTGTTGACCCCGCTGTGTGGTTAACCAACAGACCGATTCACGAAGCGCGCTACGCGCAAATGCTTCGTTTTGTAGATGAGAAACTCCCT